TAAACTATTTAGATGCTTTTACTGCCTTGTTTGATGCTGCCTTGATTACACAGAATCTGCCACAAGCTACAACCTCTGCTGCCATCGGCATTCTGCCAACGATCTTAACGAGGTCTCTTTCTGCAAGGCTGAGGTCATCATACTTGAACTGAACGCCATAGCCGTTCGGGAAGTTAGCAGTGATACCTGTTCCGAAGTCTCCTACGATGATGCTGTCGCCAACTGCGTCGCTGTTTACTACAGTGAGTCCGTCAAACGGATCGTATGCGTAGTTGGCTGAGAGTGCAGCCTTCTTAAGAGTAGCCTCTGAAGACTTGCTCATTACTGCGATTACATTTCTCGCCTCATCGGAAAGTGCTGCCTGTGCGTCGATAAGGTCAGCAGCTGTGCCAGTAGCTGTGATTGTAGCAACGGATGCCTGAGTAGCTGTAGCTTCTGTCGGAGCTGCAAGAATCTTCTCAACGATGATGGCTGCTGCCTTAGCTGTAATCTTGTGAGTGATTTCTCTGTAGATGTATTCAAGGAATGCTGCGCCGTTAAGGTCAAGCGATTCGTCAGATACTGTGAGCCACTTCTTGATGGTCTCGGGAACCATTGTTACGATGCCGAGCTTAAGTGTTTCTTCTGCCGGTGCGTCTCCACCTTCTGCGTGAATTTCAGCGTCTGTAGCAGAAATTTCAAAGCCCATCTTTACATTGCCCTTAAGGAATGTCTTGTTTACATACTGCATAAGAGGCTCTTCGTTCCATGCTGTATTAACGATTCCTTCTACGAGTTCAGGAACTGGAATAGTTCCGTCTGTAGCGTTCTCTGTTAAGAGCGAACGGCATTCTGTGTCATCGCCTGACTTGATGTATTCTGCGAATGCATTTACATACTGAGTGCTTCTTAAGATTTCGTTTCTGTCCATTTTTTCTTTCTCCTTGTGAGTTTCTTTTACTTCGATTGTGTTATCTTCTGCGACCTTCGCTCTTAATTCGGCCTTGGTTGCTGCGACCTTCGCTCTCTCTTCTAGCTCGGTCTTGATGGCTTCCTTCAGCTCAATGAGCTCGTTCGCTCTTTCGGTGAGTGCGTCGATGTCCTCTTCACGCTCAGCTTCTTCGGGCTCGCCTTCTCCGGCTTTCTCTTCTGTTGAGTCATCTTCAGGCTCGTCATCGGAGATGTTCTCGAGGATGTCGTCAAGCTTGCCCTTAACCTCTTCGAGCTGTTCCTTAAGCTCGGCATCGGTTAAGCTTCTAAGTTCAATCATTTTCTTCCTCCAGTCTGGCTTTTAACAGCCTTTTCTTGAGTTCATTCTTTTTTCTTTCAAGTTCTCTGCGCTCAACCTCAAGTCGCTCCGCTTGGAGCTTGTCAATCACTCCGTCAACAAGCTCACGGTCTCTCGCTGATAACTCTGTATTTGGGTTAGCTGGCCAGGTGACAGGGCTGACATCATACACCTTGTCTATCTCGTCAATCACATTCGTGACTTCCTTGTTGCTGTCGCTCCATTCTTCGTGGCCTTTTCTAACCGTGAACGCAAACGACATCTGCGGGTAGTTCCCGGCTACGATGTCTTCGTAGAGTTCACGCCCTGTCGATGTTCTCGAGAGGTCAGCCTCCTGGTAAAGTCCTCCATCGTCAATCTTGACATCGAGGTTACCTGCTGATGTTCTCGCATAGACTCGACCTTCGTGGTCTACTCTGAACACGCAGTCGGTGAAGTCCGCCTTGTCGAATGCGTTTCTGTCAATCTTTTCGAATATAGTGACATCGGGGTCCTTGTAGAGTTCGTATGTATCAAATGTCGATGCATAGCCTTCTACGATGTAGCTCTTCTCGTCGTCACTGTTTTCTTTCGCTCTGAGATTCATCGGAATCGAGCGGTAGATTCTGTCATTCTTTTTAGTCATTGTTCTTTCCTTCCTGGAGTGTGTAATACTCTCCTCTAATCGGTGATACCTGACCCTGACCATCGGGGAGCGGTGGGTAGTTGAATAATTCTCTGATTTCATCTATCAATACGAACCCACGGTCACCGAGGTCACGCGCTAAGCTTATCTTGTCGGATGTCGACATATACTGGAGGCGGTTAGCCGTTACCAGTATCTTGTTCTCGAACTGTATCTCACGCTCCGAGAAGGTCATACGCGTCAGCACATCAGACAGCTGAACCGCAAACGGTTCGATAGCGCCATTAAAGAATGCATCAAGCTGGTCACCTGTCGCCTTGTTCTGTAGCACATCCTCATTCACTCCGAAGTAGTTGTAGATGCTCGAGTATATGAGCTCAAGCTCCGATGCGTCTACTGAGTAGGTCTGCTGTGATACTTGCTTGATGTCGGTGTATGTGTTCGGGAACAACAGCACGCCGCCACCGTTCGACTGTTGGAAGTTCTCAGCGTCGAATCTTCTACGCTCTTTCGCAAGGTCGTCAGGCTTAGTGAAGTTCGACACCTTGGCGTAGAACCTGAATGAGCTGGCGTTCTTGGCGTATTCCTCGATTCCTTGCTGTTGTATCTGAATCAGGTCCATCACATCCGCAAGCGCGTCATTGTTGCGCTCGCCAAATAGGTCGTTCCGATACTGATACTTCGTGAGTATTCCGATCCTTGACAGCTCGCACGCCATATTCTCGGCGTTGTCGAATCTGAATCTCACCCACGGCTCGCCTTGAACTGTTACGAGTTCCCACGAGTTCGGGCACGCTGTGAAGTAGCCTACTGTCTTGTCATACTTATCGAATACCGGCAACACGAACGCCGTGTTCCTGACATCCAGGATGGTCGACAGCCTATACAAGAACTGCGACCAGGTCTGTGTCTTGTTCGGTGCTGTCTGAATCGCTGTCCTGATTCCTTGATTCGCTGAACCTCTTACCTCAACTGCGAGCTTCGAGATGTGTCTCGCCCTTGCGTCTATCGCTGCTCGCACAAGGTGTGATTCATATACCGAGCCATTCCAGGTCTGGAATACCGGCATATACCCATTCAGTAGCCTGAAGTAGTCTGTCGCTTCAGGCGCTGCGTTTTGCTTTTTTCCAAAAAGCCATTCTTTTAAGTTCATTCCGCAACCTCTCTAATCTGCGTTCATTAGTTGATCTCCGTAGGTCGGATACCATTTCTGTCGAACGGTCAGCGCATCTAATAGCGCCGCCATTCCGTCTATATGTGCATATCTTCTCAACTTCACGAGCTTACAGCGGTTCGTCTCCGTGTCGAGCTTTAGCGCTGAATCGAGCATGTGCACCTTAAGAAGGTCGTTGTCGCCGATGTGTATGATGCCGTCCTTCAGCTGACCTTCGAACTCCTTAATAACTGGAGTCAGGTTCGTGCCCTGGAATACATCGTCACACATAAAGCCGTAGGCCTGTAGGTCTTGCACAAGATACTTCGCCATATATCGGTCGTAGCCGACACACAGCGGGTATATCTGATACTTCTCAATCAGATCAGTCAGCCACTGGTAGCAGTCGTGATAATCTATGAAGTTCTCGCCTGAAGGCGTCAAGATTCCACGCCTTATATATTCAAGATACGGCAGTCCGTCTCGGGCTGTCGCTTCGTCTATCTTCTCACCAGGTAAAAAGAACTGCGCAAACACATACAGCTCGCCGTTCTTCTCGATAACGCATGTGGCACAGGTGAGGTCTGTCGTCTGTGACAGGTCGAGGCCACACACTGCGTAGGAATCACGGAACTGCTCGAGTTCCATATGCTTACCGCTCGCACCTCTTACCGCTTCATCGGCGAGCCACGCCTGTGAGCTGTTCTGCTTAATGCAACAGTATTTTGTCAGGAACTCGGCGCGCTTCGAGAGTGACCCCTCAGCTACCGCAATTTCTTCTAAGAGATAATCGACCGATACGCTCACTCCGAGGTTCGGGTTTGATTTCCTCAGCTCGTTGATGTCATTCCACTTCGTGATGTCGTCTATCATATATAGGAACGGTGCCAGGCGTGTTTCCTTTGAGTCGCCCTTGAGCACTCTGGTCGAGCGCTTCATTAGTTCGTCATATATTGACTCATTCTCATAGCCTGAGGTCGATATACTGAGAAGCAGTGGTTGCTGTCTCGCACCCATTGACGACTTAAGCACCTCGTAGAACTTGAGGCCGCCATCGCCTGACCAGCTCGCAATCTCGTCACAGATTCCGAGGTGGATGTTCAGACCGTCTGACTTCTTGGCGTTATACGCAAGTGGCATAGCGCTTGTATTTGTTCGCTCGATATAGATGTCGGTGCGCCGTTTCTGCGCCAGGGCGTTCAGGTCGTTGTTGTGTGTGATAATTTGGTAGAATGCATCGAAGCACAGGTTCGCCTGTTGGAGTTTCGGAGCGCAAAAATAAATCTTCGCGCCATACTCGCCATCCATGAACGCCATATACTCGGCGATTGCTGCGGCGAGTAGGGTCTTCCCTTGTTTCCTGGCAACTACTACCATCACCTCGCGGAACTGGCGGTTGCCGTCTTGGTCTACTATTCCGAATATCACAGCGATGAGCGCCTTCTGCCACAGCTCAAGTTTGAACTTCTTAAGCGCCAGCGCGCCCTCGTGATGCGTGCAGAAATTCTCAATGAACACAATCGCCGCCTTCGCTTTTTTCGGAGCATAATAAAAAGACTTGCTTTCAAGTCCTTTAATTATGTGCGAATACCACAGCTTGATGTATTCACTGACCGCTATGCTGCCATCCGTGATACCTTGGTAGTATTCATATATAGGGTTATTCATCGCCGAGCAACTCCTTCATTGTTTCCGCAAGCCCTGCGCCTTCGCCCTCTTTCGAGAGTTTTTCAACGATGTTGATTAAGGCCGCCACCGTGCCGTTCGCTGCGGTCGCTGTCTTGTTGTAGTCATTGATTGCCGGGTTTGTTTTTGTCGTCTCTTGTTTACGACTTCCGACCTCTTTATACACATAGCCGATTTCGTTGATGGACTTTTCCAGTTCATTCAGTATCTGCATCTGCACCTGATACCGTTTGAATGTGGTAACGAAGAAGAAGTTCGTATGAACTCCCTTCTTTCTTGCGTCATCCAGTATCTTCTCGGCTTGTTCTGTCAGCGTCAGCCTTGTATCTTCCATCATCTCACCTCAATTTTGCACGATGTAAAAACGCTCGCGCGCACGCAAGCAGTCAAAATGTCC